TGTGCATATCTTTATTTCGTGTGCAAAGCTCTACCCAATTCTCCCTTCGCTGCTGCTCTGGAAGGTACTTTGCATACTTCATGTGTACGGTAATATCTGATAAAATTTCTGATGCTATTTGCATTATTTGTCTCCTTTGTTTTTCATAAGCTTTTCATATCTTTCTCGCAAATATTCTTTTTGATCTTTTGCTGGTTCCTTTTTATTTTTTACTTCGTCGATTGAGACTTTTTTGTGTACATTAATATACACCTTGCTCGTATCCATGTCGATAGGATAAACCAAACCATCTGGACCAAAACGATTTTTTGCTACAAAGAATCTTCCCGTATTCTCATTCTTGTCATCAGCGGTACGGGATAGAGTAAATATGAAGTCCGCTACAAAACACTTTGAAAAAGCTTCAGAAATTGACTCCGCTGATACTAATTCTGCATTATAACCAGACCTATTCGTTTGACTGCAAGTCCACAAGGGGCATTCAAATTCTTTTGCAATGCCACGAAGTTCCTCATAAATTGACTCCAAATCATGACGTTTTTCACTATAAGATTTCTTAGGCTTCAGAAGGTCGGCATAATCAACTAGAATCATGTCAACGTCAGTTCCTAAGTTTCTTAATTTTTCAAGGTGTGAGCGAATTGTGTTAGGAGAAGCTGACTTAGTTGGATATTCTTTTACAATCAAAGAACCCTCTACTTCCTGAACTACTTCAAGAATCTTTTCTTTGTTATCATTTAGATAAGCAAGAGGGATTCCAGTAATACAACTATCATAGCGCCTAGCAATAACAGTATCTCCAAGCTCTAGAGTATAGTGTACTACAGTCAGACCATTCTTAACTGCCTGTGCCCCCAAGTGAACTAGAACGTGGCTCTTACCTGCTCCTGTGGCTGCAATAGCAACACCAAGTTCACCCTTGCCAATTCCACCTTGTGTAATGTTATCAAACTCTGACCACCCTGTAGAAACTGGATCTCTGGCTTTAAGTAAGAACCTCTTTTCGAAGTCTTTCAAATAATCATAACCAGAATCATTAGTTCCACCCAACTTGAGGGCTGTATTAATGACATCAGCAATCTCATCAAATGATGAACTACGAAGCAAATCTACAGACTTAATAATAGCTGCCTTAAGCTTTTGCTTCCTGCAAAAGTCAAGAGAAGCATCTTTAATAAAGTCGGAACCCTCGGTATCTTGGTTAGCATGTACGCGAACCATAAAGTCCTTCATTTGTTTAAAAAGGACTTCATCATGTTTGGTCTGTTCTGATAAGAGAACAGAAGCCATTGTGTTTAATGAAGGATGAACCTTATAGTTCTCCTTGTAATCATAAAGCATCTCAACGAATGCTTGTAGGTAGTTTACGTCAAAAAAGGAGAAGTCTAATACTTCTCCAATCTGATCTGCAAACGCTCTATCTAGAAAAATAAGTTTTACTAGATTCTCTTGAAACTTAACTCCAAACTTGGAAAAGTTTTCTACGTCATTTTGGTACATTTTAACCCCTGTGAATCTTATTTAAACTTGAAAACAAGTCATCCCAATTCATTTCACCAAAACCATCTTCAATCATCATTTTACGAATATTGGTTTTGGAAAACTCCTTTGGATAATTTTTGATATGTTCTTTAATAATTGCTGCTGTTGCTGTTGAAATTGAAGGTGTATATAACTGCATGATCTTATAGTTTTTCTGAATCAACTCTTTGTTTTCTATAATGGCTTCGTGAACCTTTAATTTATTTTCAACACTTTCGCAAGCATCAATTAGATTATCTATGGTATATGTTGTCTCTTCACACATATCAGGAAACTTTTTAGCTATTGTCTTTAGTCCTGCTCCTTTAATCCCTTCAAGATTGTCTGAGCGATCACCACAAATAGCTCTAGCTAAAGCGAAGTTGTTTGGGTGAATTAGGAACTTGTCCCTCACCCTATTCTTATTCATTACTTCTTTTTGAACTGGTCTGTATAAGACTGTTGTATCGTCCAATAGTTGAAAGAAGTCTTTATCGCTTGATACGATTACCTTATTGTCTTCTTTATGGTAATTGCAAAGAGCAGCGATAACATCATCTGCTTCCGTGTAATCAATCATAATTTGACTTACTGGCATGTTATTAATGTAATCAACTAGTCGTAGCTGCTGCCAGATTTTGTTTTGTAACTCCTGCTCTTCTGAGAGGTTTCGGACACCCCTGTTTAGTCTAATAGGCTTTCGTCCTTCTTTATATTCCTTAATTGTCTTTCTGCGCTTTGATGATCCCTCTCGACCATCCCAGCATATATAAATCTTGCTTGGTTTAACTTCTCTGCATAACTTCTGAAGAATCTTTAGTGAGCCCTTGATTCCTCCGATGGGTTGACCATTAGAAGATAGTGAAGGATCCACAATGTAAGCTCTGTAGTACATGTTTAACATGTCTACAATCATAATTCTATCCATAAAATAACCCCTGCTAGAGAACACATTCTAGCAGGGGTTGGTGTTGAAGTCAAGCTTTTTCTACCGCCCTTGACCTCTATAGGGCTTCTTGTAGCCCTTTGAACGCTTGTTATGAAACTTTTTACTAAAGGTTCCGTTGCCTTGGTTTGTCTTTTTCTTAATAGTCCCTCTTTTACCTCCAGGCTTTATGGTTTTCTCTCCGATCTTAGCCATTAATTTTCCTCCTTATCTTCGTAAAAGTCGGTTGAATTTCCCAATCTTTTATCAAACTTCATGACTACTTCTTCTTCTAATAATTCCACTACTCTATCGTGGAACTTTTGTTCTTCAAGCTTTTCTAACCATTGCTTTGATTGAAACTTATCTGTGGTACCATCCTCATAGTGAAGAGTAAACCAAGCTCCAGCATTTGTTAGCTTCTCTGATGACTTAATTGCTTCAAACCAGCTTTCCTTATCCATAATCTTTACTTCGTCACCAGCCCATAGAATCTTGAAGTTACACTGCCTTCCTTGAGTTCCAAAGCGGGACTTCTCAATCTTTGCTTTGACCTCTGTACCAATTCTGAATCCCTTATCATCAAAGATAAAAGATGACTTGCCCTTGCGAGCAGTTAGCCAGATACGAAGTGAGTAAGAATAAGCTAGAGCCTTACCACCTGGGGTAAAGTAAGGTGTAGTAAGAGATTCTGCTGTGTTTCTAGTAATGTTAGTCTTCAACTGATTTAGAATTAGTAGAGTTGACTTTGTGTTTGCTATCGGCTGAATCAGCTTTGCCATTCCTTTTGATAGGATACGAGGCTTTACAGCCATTGTTGATAGCGGGTTAAAGTCTGACTCAATGTCTGAGACAGATGGTGTTAGAGCCATAGAATCCCAAATGAATAGCATTTGACTATCATTGTTCGCAAGAAGGCTCTCAATTGTTTCTAACACAAACTCTACTGAACTAGCTTGAACATAAAGCAATCTCTCAATGTCGCAGCCAGCATTAGCTAAAAACTCTGGGTCAATAGAGTTTTCTGAATCAAAATAGATAACATCAATGCCCATTCGTTGAGCATTACCAGCGATTTGTGCCGCCATATAAGATTTACCAGTTGCTTCTAGACCAGCAATCTCACTTACCTTTCCTACAGGAATACCACCCCAATCTCCTCGTTTGATAATCCCATCAAGCCATTTACACCCCGTAGGAATAAACTGGTTTACTTCTGTTGGATTATCTTCTGCAAGAGAGAAGGCAACACTGGTTCCTGCTTTCTTATTAATTAATTTTTTCATGTCGGCTATGTTTAACCGACCAGTTGCTGCTTTTGCCATTTTTCTCCGTAAATAAGAAGGGGGGAGTCAAGCTCCCCCCTTCACTCAATTAGCTAGCGAGTAGCTCGTTGAAGGCGTTTCCGACCTCATCAGAGGTTGCCTTAAATGCTGTTACCTCTTGCTTTTCCTCAGAAGAGACTCCCTCTCGGTGCTTACGCCAAATCTCTTCAACTTCTTCAGAAGACTTAGTAACAAACAAGCTGTTGTATGGGATATCTGCATCCATCCACTCCCTAGCCTTGGAAGAATCCTCAGCCAAAGCACTTGAGCGTCGGCGTGGTTGAACATCAGTTGATGGGAACATTTGTCCAGCCTTCTTGCCGTAGTTAATTACCAAATCTGTACCATTCTCTGGGTCAGTAATATCGCCATAATCAGGGTTTAGAACTAGGTTTAGTAGATTCTCGTATACAGTCTTGCTGTAACCCCAAAGACGCACACCCTCTTCCTCTTCAGAACGAACAACTACTGGTGAGAAGAAACGCTGCTTTGCTCGTAGTTGGTTAGCCATCTTACGATCTTCCTCATCCTTTGTTGCATATAGCTTAGATACAAAATCACAAACTGGACAATCGTCTCCGTGATTCTTCTTTGGACATAGGAAGCCGGGTTCATCAGCTACCCCATAGTGAAACCAAAACTCTTTGAAGGGGTCGCCGTCTGGGTCTGGTGCAATTCGGAGAGTCTGCTCTCCATCTTGTGGCTTCCAAAAGAAATTTTTCTTATCTCCACCCTTTGTGCTTAGTGCGTCCAACTTTTCACGCATTTTATCTAGATTAATAGCCATTTATTTTCTCCTTTTAAATTATAGGGCTAGTTGATTTTTCAAGCCCCGCTATTGAATAAAGTTAGTATGATATGACAAATAAATAAAGTCTTGATCATACTCTGTAGTTACTATCTTGTGCTCTACTTTTATGTTCTCTTCTTTCATTTTTTTTAATGTTTCTTTGATTTTTTCAAGTAGGTCTGTATCTGTTTTCAATGTTTCTTTCGAACAAGCAAAGTATACATCTTTTTGTCTCACATTGTCAAGTGGAAAAATCAACCTTTCTTCTGCTTCTGCGAAAACTCCTAATGATTTTATCCGACAAGCTTCGTTTGGTGGTTCAATTTCAGAATAAAGAGATTCTTCATTTTGCAACCAATTCACCATGTTAATCATCTTTGCTAGTGTTTGCGATAGTACATTATCATATTCTAATAACGAGACTTCAGGCATAAACAAGGATTTAAAATTTTTCTCTTCGACTAAACAAATATCTTCAAAAAGACCTGATCTGGCGTAGTTCTGAAGAATCTTGCTTATTGCCTTTTGTTGTTTTTGGACTTCTTCCGACAGAAAGTCCTCATCTCTTAAGATGTAAATTATTTTTATTTTTGCTTCTTTAATTTTTTCTAATGTACGCAGGATGCCACCTGCTATCTTTTCTTCTCCGCTACAAACAAAGTATACACCAGTTTCGGGGCTGATGTCAAGTGAAAAGTCGGGAGCCTTGTCTTCTGATTCTTCTACACTTTTTAAGGTTGGAAAATGTGATTTAGTAATACAAAATAATTCCTTATTAGCTAAGGCCGAAAGATTCTTTGCAACTGCGCTACCCAACTTACCATAACCAAAAATTATCATATTTTCCTCATGTCGCCAAATGTTTTACCACCAGACACATTCACCTTAAACTTTCCTAGTCTAGTGTCTGCAAAGCAGTTTAACATAGTAGTCATCATATTAAAGTCTTCTTTTGTGACATCTACAACAATTGAATCATGAACAATAAAAGCAATCTTAGATTTTTTATTTTTGAGCAAGTTGTCAAGTTTAACTGCCTGCTCTAACACTAGATCAGCACAAGTGCTTTGAATCAAATAATTAAGAGCATGGAAGTCGTCAGATTCAATCTCTCTTCCAAAAATATTTTTAACTGCCTTGCCATCATAATATTTGTTTAAGACTTTTTTCCTGTCATAAGTTCTGTTTAGAAGATGGTCATCTGAATTAGGATTGTACAGCCAAGAGAACAACCTTACTTTTGCCTCTTCTCTTGTTCCTAATCCTCTAAAAACATTTTGAAAATTCCAATCGTGGATATCATCTTGAGGCTGTTCTACTCCACAAAGGGCTAGTAGTACCCTAGCTTCTGCTGCATTATAATCAAACTCAGCGAATAAATCATTTTGAGGCTCAATAATACTTCTCAACTCTTTTTTCAAAGTTAAGATTGGAATGCTGCCAGATTTATTTGTAAGACGACCAGTCCTACTACCCAGAACATCATAATCGATGACACGCTTGCCTTCTTTAATCTTTTTAAGAACTCTTTTGTTTCTTGGGTTCTTGTCCTCTTCTTCAAGCAAATTCTTAAAATTCACTCTCACACGTTGACGCTTAATCTTCTCAATCAAAGAAGCTACTCGTGAAACATGCATATTAAATGCGTTGACCTCATTCTTCTCTACATAAGCTTTAGTCGCCTTGTTCAAGAAGGAGTAATACTCTTTAATTAGGGGCTCTGGTAGTAGAGCTAACATATCCTCATTTTTAATCTTACAAGTCTCTAAAGCTTTCTTTTGAGACTTAATTTTATTATTAACTTTTGACCACTCCCCTAGTTCGGTATAGGGAAGGTAGTCCTCTACCTTCTGGTCCACTACTGATTGAACGTAAAAAGAACCAGTATCCATATTATCAAAGAACCAAGTAGCCTTATCACCCTCTGGAAGCGATTGGACAAACTGGT